AAATCTATTGAATATAATCCTGTACCTAATGAAGTACTAGCAAAATTATAATTCTTTATTAAAGTATAAATTAAATCATACTTCTTAGTATTTGTAAGTTCTAATACAAGATAATCCTCTGCTTTGTTAAGCAGAGAATATATCTCAGTATCAGTAAATCCAGGAGCAGCATTTGAGTTAATTACGTCAAATCCAATCCTGAAATTATACAGCATATCTGTGTTTACCATCTGTTATTCAGTTTTAGGAGGTCTACCAGCTTTCTTAGCTGTAGTTACCCCATTAGCTAAATCAATTCTCCCTAAGATTGTAAGATAAGTATCATCAGTATCTTTCTTATCTTTAGCCACTCCTAAGAATGTAATGAAGTCTTCAAGGTTATATTTTACTCCCCCTGGAACAGCATAATTACCATTACCAAACTTTTCAATAGCTCCTGGATTTACTGATACTGAGATATATTCTCTGCTTAACAAAGCAGAGGATTATCTTGTATTAGAATCGTTTAAGAATAAACAATGGGAAAATATTTATACTCTTATAAATGAGTATACTGGATTTATTGGAGGAAGTACTGGACTATATAGTAGTACATTACCTACAGATTTTTGGTTATTTATAGAAAGTTATAGCATTATAAATAGAACTACAGGAAGTAATTTTAATACAGGGTTTATATCTATTCAGGATATGACAGATAAATTAATAGCTCCTGCTTTAACTCCATTAAGAATAAGAACTTTAATATCTTTATCTGGGTCTTCAACTACTTGTAGAAAACCTTCAATATCTTTCTCAATAATAGATTGAATTTCAGTAATAAGAGTATTAGTAGATATGTCCATAGGAACATCTTTACTCATCTTATGATTCATATAGTAAAGTTTAAGGACTTCAATCATCCTTTCTTTATTATCCTGAATCTTACCAAATTCAATATAAGCCCTGGTATTAGTTACAGCTAATTTCTTCTTAGTTAAATCTTCCTGTTGTCCATCTACAATAGCCCATACATAATGAGTTTTATTGTGTCTAACTTCCCATGAAGGAGCTGTATCATACTGCATCTTAGCTACCTTGTACCTAAGTACATCATTAGGATTCATCAAGTCAAATTCATAACCTTGTGATTTAATACTAGTATCTACATTAAACTTTAGTTTAATTGTAATATTCATACCTGTACCACCATCAGCACCTGTAATCCATACACACTTAGGATTACTAGAATCTGCTCTTAAATCTTTGTTAAGAATCTTTTCAAAGAACTCTCTTTCTTCATCAGAGTCAAATGGATTGTAAAAATCCCCTCTGGCATTCAATGGTAAGCATCTATCATAAGTTGCACCATCATACATAAATGAGTGAATTGAATTATCACTCTGAGCAATCAATGTCATCCTTTTACCTTCAATAGGTTTAAGGTAAACTTTTTTATTCTTCAACCATCCTTTTTTTAGACCTATCTCCGTTAAAGATAAACCTACTTCCGTTTCAACCATATAATCTTATTTTTAAGTTAATTAGAAAAAGACTTACTTGCAGTTCTAATGGTATGCAAGTAAGTACTTTTTTTGTTAATATCCAAGAGATTTATAAATACTTGGCATATACCTACCAGTTTTAAGAGGATTCTTAATACGAACAGAACCAATTTTCATAGCTCTAATTTCATAACCATCCTTCATACTAGCAACCATAGCCATATTCTGACCTAAACCACCAGCAGAGTAAGGATCACGGAATCCTGGGAGATATTTAATATATTCTTCCATACCTTTAATATTAACTTTGGCAATATTAGGTTCACCCTGAGTTGTACCAAAATCCCAAATATTATAGATATAAGAACTTACATAACCACCTTGAGGATGCAACATCTTACCAGCAGTAATAGGACTATCAAGCATAGGATCAATCATAAGATTAATCTCAATACCATTCAAGAAGATATATTTCTTAATCTGTTTTTCATCAAAAGTATGTCCACCATCAGCAAAGTTAACATCACTACGCAACCAAGGAATAGTAGCTCCTTTCATTTGAGCTGCTTTATGGAACTGAATAGCACCATATTGACCAGTTGTTACTAAGAACTTACGTGAATCTTCAGGTAATTTGTTATAAGAAACTGAATGTAAGAAGTCAGTAAAACCATCTAAATTAAAGATGTTATAGAAACCTAAGTTAGAACCATTCATTTGCTCATATAAACCATAACCTTGTAACAAAGGATTACCAGATTCTCCAAAAAGATTACTAGAACCATCTGCACCAATAGTTGATTTACCATAAAGCAATGCTCTTGCATAGTCACGTCTAAACTGTACATAGAACTCCCAACCTAACTTGTCAATCCAAGCAGTTTGTTTCTTACCTTTATCATCTTGGAATGCATAAGCAAGAGGAATATTCTTACCCATAGCAATCATAGAACCAGGTACTTCAGTACTCTTACTAAAGTAAGAAATAGTGTTCTGAAGTTTGTAGAAACTCTCAAACTGAATATCTGAACCACGTAGAGAGAAATCTTTCTCAACAGGGGCAAACATTTGTCCATAAGGAACACCAGCTACAAGTTCTTCAACAGGCATACTCAAACTATTACTGTTACCATAAACAGTTACTTTGTAACGCCACAATGAACCTACTTGTGTAGGATTTTCTTTAATAATAACCAAGTAATCTTCAGGACGTAAACCTCCTAATACTGATGGAGCTGAGAACCATTTCTCTGCAAAATACAGATAGAAAGGTTGAAAGTTAGCACCAATAGTAGCAGTTGTACTAGAAGTAATATCAGTTTCAGTACCTGCTGTAGCTTCATAAGTAGCTTTCACCAAAGGAATATTCCTTTCAGAACTACCACGTAGCATCCATTCATATACTTCCTGATCAGTATAAATAGTAGGATATTTATCTACTACTGATACAAGGTTATCATCGCCATTAACCATCTCATAAAGATTGTCAATAGTCTGTGAGAGAACGGCAGGCCCCTTAACTAAACCTGCTGCAACTAAGTTATTGGACTTGGTTAAACCTGCCCAATATTTTTGGTCTGTGACCTGCGTTAAACTAATTTTCATATATACAATTGAATTTAAAATCCTTTACTTTTATTCTTATTCAAGAAGCTCAACATGCTTTCATCAGGCTTATCATCGTCAATATCCATTACTGGACTACCTCCTGATTTCTTAGAAGTACCTAATATATTATCAAGTTCCTTCATTACACTTGTTTTAGCTTTAGCTTGAATCTTATCAAACTTACCATCCAGTAATCCAGCTTCTATGGCATAAGCTACCATACTATCAAACTTAATTGGGTCTTTCTTTCTAGTCTCCCATAATCCACCTGATAATACACTATTCTTAACCTTCTCTTTAGTCTGTTTATTAGCTTTAATACCTGGAAGTGGTTCATCCATCTTATCAATGAACTCAGTGTAGTTTTTAATAATTTCTTTCCTCTGAGTTTCTTCTTGAGCAATCTTTTGTTTACTTTGTTCAGCAGCAAGTTTAATTTGCTCTTTATTAAATTCTATTACATTAACATGAGATTCTTTAGCTTCTTCTACATCTTTACCAGTATCTATATAATTCTGTATAGTACTTTTAATCTTCTTATCACTAAAGTTTGTAGAGTTCTTTAAATCTTGTGTAATAATAGCTACTCTTAAACTCTGTGCTTCTTCAGCTTCTAAATCTTCAGGTTTAACTTGTTCAAATTTAATCTGATTAGTAACAAGTTCTTTTGCTACATCTGAAGTAACTCCTGCATCTAATAATCCACTATAGATAGATAGAACTTCCTTTTTATCAGCTTCTACTTCTTCTCTAGCAGATGTTCTTGCAATATCAGCTTCCTTCTTCATTACATTAACAAAGGCAGTAGCAGCTCCAAGCTCTTCTACTTCCTTGTTAAATTCTTCTTCATCAAAATTAGTAAGCGCACCCTCTTCAAGCAGAGACTTAAAACCAAGAACTAACGGAACGGAAGACTTTGAATTTTGTTGAAGAGGGGGCTTACCAGTATTTTTAATTACTTCATCTTCTACAACATTAGTTTCTTCAGTCTCACTATCTTTATTTTCTAATACATCAAATACATTTAGAGCTACTTCTTCATCCTTCTTTAAATCCTTCTTAATAGTAGCTTTAATATCATCCTTTTGTTCCCCAGGAGGTGTCTCACTTCCCCCATTGATTTGTGTGTCAAGAGCCTCAAATAAATCTATCTGAGTACCCCCTTGTAATTGACTAAAATCTAATAATCCTTCCATTCTTCCGTTTTAAATTAATACAACAAATATAAAGTGTTAAATCTTCCTATACAAACTATTATTAATAAAAATTCTCGCTCTATAGCATAAAGCATTTTTATATATAAAAACCTACTTATTTAGTAGGTCTTTTCTTAGCACTTATTCTTGCTTTAGCTAGATCAGTAGATGACTTTAATTTCTGTAATTTCATATCATTCTTCATCTTCTCTTGTTCTACACTAAGTTTCTTATTATCTAACTCCTGTTGAGCTTTCAAAGTCTTCTCTTTAAATGCTACATCATAGCTATGCTTACTATGTTCAAGAGCTAACTTATTGACCTCCAGAATGTCCGGGGTTCCATCACCATCTTGGTCTTTGTTAGTATCAAACCCCATAGCACTAATGGTAGCTTTCTCAATAGCATTCTGCCTATCTAATTCAGCATTCACGTCAGCCCTATCAAGTTTATCATACTCAAGTTGTAATCTTTGAGCTTCAAGTTGTTCTTGATGTTGTAACTGTTGAGTCTGAAGTTCTTGAGTTTGTTGTAACTCTTGTTGTTTCTGTTGATTCTGTTGTTCTTCCCATGCAGCTATCTTACGTTTAAGTACATTAGGACTCTCTGTAGTATATAGATCATTGATAATTGATAATGGAGTACCACTCTGTAACAACCTATCAATATTCTGTCTTAAAGCATTAAACATCTGCATATCACTAGTTGCTGTAGTAAGTGCTATACTAGATTCAGTTTCTGCAAAGTTATTCCAATCAAAGTCTAATACTCCTAAACTACCATCATCTAATACATATTGTTTAGTAAAGGATTTACCTCTCCAAGCTATCTTACATACATCTACAAATGCCATTAAAGCTCTTACTTTAGTATAATCATGTATATCAAACCATCTCTCAGTTGCTGAGGATGAATTATTTGTAGCCATTTGTATACCAGTAGCAGTTTCTCTATTATCTACAGAACCTCTTCTTTGTGCAGATACTCCCATAAGTTGATCCATTTGATTCTCAATGAATCCTAACATAAGAGTAGTTTGCTGTATCTCCTGATTAAAGGACATATCAATATGTGTAGGTACTTGACTCATACCTCCAGCTAATTTACCTGTAGATGCTCCTCTATTACTTTCATTAAATGCATCAAATGGAATCCATCCTAATACAGTAGCATAATACATTACTTTATCCATAGGCCAATCATTAGGTAATAAGTGTAAAGGTAATACCCCTACTTTACCCACTGACTTAATAAAGAAGTGTTCTAGTCTGTACATAAATACATTATACAGATATTGCCAATCCTTAGCAATACCTACCATAGACTTACTTCTACCTCCACCCACATTCATTGCAGTGCCTACAATTCCAGGTTTACAAATAGATGGATTATCTCTATGTCTCATTTGAAATGGTAATACCTGACCTCTAACATATATATCATATCCTATCTTAGTACCTTCATACCATTCAGATACCCATTCCCATTTAACATCTTCACCATTATTCTTATCAGCTTTATATTGTTCAGGTACAAATTTCTTTAACTCATTACCATCTTTATCATAGTAAGTAAGTACTCCAATCTTCCTCATACCTTTCCAAAGAACCCTAGTTACCCTAACATTACCCTCATAGTCATAATATCCTCCAAATGCAGCTACTTGATTTCTATTAATAGAAAGTATATCATTAACATCTCCATCTACATAACCATTATTAAATAAAGCAGTTTCTCCAAAGTTTAAAGGTTGATTAGTTAAGGCATTCATCATATTACCTCTACCTGTAGAGAAATGTCCTTCAATATCTGTAATCTGTTTAGGAGTTAAATCTTCATGATACCTATCAATTACTTCACCAATAGGTAAGTACATATCTTCTACAATAACATCAGCATCTTCTACATAAGGACTATCTCCACTTCTAATAGTATAGATATTTCTAGGATCAGCTCTACGTAGTATAGGTTCTCCACCATATATATCAGCTACATAAATCTCCTCTCCTCCTATAAGTAAATCTTCAAATCCTTTACTAAAAGTCTGTTTAAAGTACTTAGTTTTAAATCCCCAGTCTAGTATACTCTGAACCATTCTTTCTCTTTGATCCCTATAACCTAATCTCCATTTATTAAAGTCTGCTAATTCTTTCTCAGTTTGTTTCTCATCTACATTATCAGACATTAATCTATTAATTACAAACTTATTAAATTCTTCATTAATAAAGTTCTGTTTCTCATTTATAATATCATCATTAACTACAGTAACTACAGGATTAAACATCCTCTTTCTTTCCTCACCTAGTAGTACTTCTATATTCTTATTAAGTAATGGATAGTTCTTATAATTAACAGGAAATTCAGCATCTTGTATTCTAAATGGATTAGTAACTCTTTCAATTTCAGTTCTATCCATTATATCATTATAAAGATTATAGTTAGTAATCTTTTCTTTCCTAGTAGTTCTAATTGAAGTTCCAGTACTTTGATTCCACCATAGGATAGTTATACCAGCATCTGTGCAATCTTTGAAGAAATCTTCATTTTTCTCTCTGTCTAATCTCTTTTGATATGGGAACCATGAAGGTGACTTACGTACTTTAGCTTCTAAATCGTTCATATGTGTGTAAAATATGTTGTAAAAGTATATTAATAATTTGGAAATTACAAATAAATCATTATTGGATTATAGAATATCCAGAAGATAAATTTACTAAATTATCAGTTTTAGGTTTAAACATTCTAGTAAAGAATATATCTTGAGTTTTAGTATTGACTGATACCTCTTTAAGTCCAGTATCTATTCTAGCTAAATCTTCTTTATAAAGCATTAACATCCCCATAGCAGAAATTCTATCAAAGTTACCATCAGGATTCCACATCATAGCTTCTTTAAGATAACCTATACTTCTAATCATTTGAAGATTCATCTTAGGTTCTATTACTTTACCATCATCATCTTCTCCTCCAGTACCCTTAGCTACATCTATCATCCAATCTGCTTGTAATCTTCTACCTAAAGCATTAACTTCTTTACCTGAGTTAGTACCGTACTTCTTATTACCATAATTAGATTTAGTATGTGCTATACCCTTCTGTTCAAGTATCTCTAGATTAGTACATAGTAGATGTAATGCGCCATGATTAACAAAGTAAGTATATAATCCTTTCTTATCATTTTCATAGTTAGCAGTAGCTCCATAATATATAAGAAGTCTTCTACAAGTTTCATAAAATTCATTAGCTGTTCTATACCTGCCAGTATATTCAGCTACTATTCTTCCTAAATATCTATCAAAGATTAATATGGAAGGTAGTGAGGATGTGGTACTTGTATCATCATCAATTGGGTCAGCACATCCTATATATCTAAATCTTACTGTATTTCCTTCTCTATTCTTTAAAGGTTTTTCATATATTTCTAAGGCCCCTTCTTTATTAGAATCATCCTTTATAGGATAATCCCTAATTGGTTGAATACTAGGATCTTCCTTAAAATCTATCTTACCATCTCCTGTAATAATCAATCTTCCTACAAAATGTAATCTAGTAAACTTCTCTATATTAGGTATAATCTCAGCTAGGTATTCCCTTAAATCATATGAAGGGAATATGCTACCTGTCTTAACCATGATAGCCTCTTGAGGAGTAATAGGCATTTCAGCCTTTCTCTGAGTAAGAGTAGTAGGATCAGAGGCATATTTCTTTACATGTATTCTATCTGTAAGAATTTCAATTAAAGCTTTAACTACATCACTATTACCATTCTTATCATAACATCCCTTTCTATTAAGATATGCTGGAAAGAAGAAACTACATATAGAATCTTTATTAACATTCTTATCAAATACATTGTTGATAGTATCAATTAAACTATTATGAGAGTCTAATAAAGGTCCAATACCTTTGACATCTTTTAAAGCTTCTCGGGGAACTTTTTCTTGAGCATCTATTTTCATATTGTCCTTTTATCGGAAGCGTGGGCTCATTGGGTACCAAATAGCCGAAATTTCTTGTAAAGCAAAGCCAGCAAAAGCCTCATTTAACTCTAATGTCACGTTTATTTTACGACAACGAGACATCATAACTGGGAAATAAGTTCTAATGCCAGTGGCTCCAGTTCCGTTGATACCACCCCAAGGCATGTCGCCCCATGGAAATTCTCCCCATCCTAGCTCCGTAGAGCCATTATAAATTGTCCAGCTCTCAGGTGTGCTCACCATATCAGTAGTGACGGAAGCTTCTATTTGAGTGAAAGAAGTGTCTCTAAAGTCTAAC